CTCGCTCATCCTCAACCCTCTATATCCACACTTAAATTTTAACGACCCCTTGCGCGGGAACACCACTTCCACGCAGGACAGAGCGCAAATGAATCTCTTCACTTCACGCAAGGGGTCTAAATTCGTCGCCCATCACTCAGTGGTAGAAATTGTCTCGTTCCGCCTAGCAGCGGCTCTTAACATTTGCCTCATCCTCTCGCTCTGTCCGCGATGTGAGAACTTCTACCCCCGCCGTCATATAGCGGGAAGTTACATACTAATGTAGGCTGACTTTTTTAATCAACCTCCGCTGCACGGAAGCTGAATGAAAAAGTCTTAGTCGTTGTCCACGACTTTGACTGTGTCAGCGTAATTGCTAACAATCTCAAAGGAAGTTAGAACTGTCTCTGCCTTCTCCAGAATAATTGGAGTAGGGACAATGCGAGGGCGAGCGGCGTTCCTTTTCAGGCTCGTCTCCAGCTTCACCTTAATAAAGATGAGCTTCGTCGCATAGCCGAGCTTCTGTGCTCTTTTTATACGAGCAACCATCTTCTCTGCGGAAGTGCCTGTCCCGTCAACGATTACGTTCTTCCCTGCTGCATACGCCTCTTCTAAAATGCGAGCAGACTCAACCTTGCTCCAGTTATGAAGTGGGGCAGGGTTCTTCGGGTCGTAATCCGGATGCGTCTCTTTTACAAGGTCAGCGTCAACTCTAACGAAGTTGACTAAGTCTAAATTCTCTTCAACGTAGGTGCTCTTCCCAGCAGCGGGAAGGCCCATCATAAATATTGCAGTCTTTTCCATTTGTTTGTCCTTTCTTTGTGGTGTTTGGTGTCTAGCGAATTTCGCTCCAGTTACGAGCGTTCTTCGCAATAGGCTCCAAGTCCGCGATCTGCATCGCAAAACCCGCAGCAATTATAATGAAAAGTATCGTTTTCATCTGTCCTTTCTTTTTGGTGTTTTAAGTTGAACTTTTAACTCAGCCTCCGTTTGGTTTCCTGCATCTGCAGGCATCCAAATCTCCAACCTTCACGCTCTGGAGTTTATTGATTGCGAGCGTTTAACGGAAGCTGAGTAAAAAACTCAACTTGTGTTGACTTACAAACTCAGTTGCTACCGTCCTCTTGTCCGTCTAGCGGCTCTTAGGAGCTAACGTAATGGTTCTTGTTTCCGCATCCCCTTGCGGGGTTTTTCATGCAGTCTGCTTAACCTTCCGTGGTAGCAACTGAGTTTGTATTTCTCTAACTGGGAGAGTCGTTCTTTCAGTTGCCATATACTGAAGAAGCAAGGCGTCTTGCGACAGCTCGTCTCCCAGCCGAATTAGCATTTGCTCTAATTCGCGTTTTTCGCCTTGCGGCATTTGAGTCCGTGCTCTCTTTCAACTGCTCCCGCTCTCGCGCGCCTATTTGAAAAAGTGCTCCGACTCTCTCGGTCTCGGTTTCGCGTGCTCCCCTCTTCCTTGAGGACGTCCGGATTTCTACCGGCTGGGCGCGAACCCTCCGCTGCTGGTGTTATCCAGCACATCATCAATATAGTGCAAAACGGCTTTGCATACAAGTAAAACCGCACTTTTTTTTAACCAATAAACTTTAAAAACGCTCTCGCTACTGTCTCTCAATACTCAGGCAGAAATCCAAGTTATTCACAATCTGACTTGACGAAGCTGTTTTTTTTGGCAGAATGCTATTTTTAAGGGTCTGCGGGGGCTGAGATGAAAAAATTCCAAACCTTTATTGCGTGGGGAGACACACACGGAGACATGAATGACAGGGATTCTGTCTCCGCTCTTCATAAACACATCGCTGAATTTAAACCGGATCACAGAATTTGCCTTGGAGACAATTTTGATTTTAGATCATTGAGGGCAGGGATTAGGAACACGGAAAGTGATGCCTACGATTCTTTAATTAGCGATCTCACTCAAGGATACATGATGATAGATAAACTCCGTCCTTCTGTATATTTGATGGGAAACCACGAGCACCGACTCTATCGCTCGGCAGAAGATCACTCCAGCGGCCTCGTTCGTCAGTATGCAGCAGAGGGAGTTGAGAAATTAGAGAAGCATCTCAAAAAAACGGGATGCAAAGTCTATCCCTACCACTACGAAAAAGGAGTTCACACTATTAATAGAGTCTCGTTTGTCCACGGCTACACCGCAAATCAACACTCCGTCAAGCAGCACGCCGAAATCTATGCCCCTATGGGAGGGGCAGTAGTTATGGGGCATCTGCACCGCATTGAGGCGGTCACTGCCGTGCGGCATGGAGGGGCGAAGGGATATTCCGGTGGGTGTCTCGCCGACATCCCTCGCCTCTCCTACGCCATGCACAGGACGGCGACTCGACGATGGGACAACGGTTGGTTATTTGGAATAATTGGGAAAAAAGGATTCAAAGTATGGCAAGCAGAAAAAGTGGACGGACAGTGGATTCTGCCCTCCAAGATTTCAAACGAGTAAAGAATAAGGAAATGGCAGACTGGGCTTCAGCGATGCTGAGAGCTGTTGAGCAAATTGATGTCGTTCCTAAAGGCTTTTTCACAGAAGGGCAACTTGCGGAGGAATTCGATATGTCCGCGACAGGAATAAGGAGATATTTGAGGATTCTCAAAGAAAAAGACTTAGTCCACGAGAAAAAATTTAGAGTGCAATGCGGCTCTCGCCTCTACACAACGACCTTTTTTAAACTTAAATCAAATCCATGAACTCTCCCCCCAAAAAATGGATTGGGAAAAACGTATCTGTGACGTGGAGTGATCCTAGCGGTTTCATTAACGCAGAACTCGCAGAAGTCAAACTCTCTGTCTGTGTTTCAATTGGCGAGCTAATTTCTGCCGACGAGAAAGCCGTAATTCTTAGAACCTCAAAATACCACGGAAGCGACGTGGGAGATTACTGCATAATCGCCAAAGGATGCTGCACTAGAATCAAGTTGCTCTAAAAACCCGTTCTCTCTTGAAAATCGTAATATCTCGCTGCCGTTCGCAGCTAATTCTTGTCTTTCGCGTTCCTCGCAAAAGGTTATTGCGAGTTTTTCGGGGTTCGACCGAAACCTTGCTAGATTTTTGCAAAATCTTGTTAGGTTTTTGAATTTTCAGTGTTTTTTTGCTATCTCCTGCAAGGCTTTTCAATCTCCAGCAGGTTTTTCGGGATTCGACCGGAATTCGACCGGAATCTTGCAGGTTTTTCAATCTCCTGCGGGTTTTTTAGGATTCGACCGGAATCTTGCGGAATCTTGCGGGTTTTTCAACCACCAGCGGATTTTTCGGGGTTCGACCGAAACCTTGCAGATTTTTACCCAAGAAATTGGGCTCTCTCGCGCTTTTCTGATTTGGGCCAAGCTATGATTTGGGGCTAAAAATAAAAATGCGAGAGAAGCCAATAATTTTAGGCGAGATAATGCTCTCTAAGCCATTTTCTCATTCAACCAATATGATATAGCCAGAGAACAGAGAAAACCCTTCTCGCGCCATTCTCAGGCAGGAGAAGGGTGTTTTTATGGCTCTATGGGGCGATCTTGTTCCCGTCAGCTCTGTCAGCTTCTCGCATCCAATCTATTACCTGTTCGTCGGAAATTTCATTTTCCAACTTTTTTGCAATACGATTGACATACTCCTCGTCGCCTCCCCATCCCTGTCCGTGTCGTCGACTCCTTGGATGTTTCTTCCAAGCAACTGTCCCTTCGCGGGGCGGATAGAGATAAGCGTCGCAAACGCCCGAACAATATCTCTCTTTATGGGCGATTGCCATGTGGCCGATTTCGTGTGCAACGACATTGAAGAACCTTCTCCAATGCTCCAACTTGGGCGATTCCTGTCCAACTCCACTGAAGGAGACAAGCGTTTTTTCGCTAAAAATGAACGCTCTCCCGCTCGTCCATTCATCGCTCCTGTTTCGAGCGACAAATTCGCCGAGTGACTTCTTTGTCCAGTCTGCTGGAATCTCTAGTATTTGGCTCCATCGTTGACACGACAGCCTCACCCACTTCGCAATAAGGCTTGTGGGGAGACCAGTCGTATTTTTCCACTTAATGTGGCCTATCGACGTTCTTCTTACTTTTTTGCTCATAGTATCGTCTGCCCTCTCA